CTGGCCGTAGGAATACTGAATAAAGGTCTTCAATTCTGCGCGCTGTTGCTCAACCTTTTTCTTGGCGGCGAACAACTCTATCGCTTCAGCTTGAACGGAGTTGCCAACCTTCCACCACGGGGGGTTTTCCGCTTTTTTATGCAGAAACTCGATGTCGCTAATTGCGCCAGCCCATACCGCAAGCTGCGAGCCCATGTCCTGAAGTTCGCGGCCGACCTCAATACCACGTTTGAGGGCATTGTATGCGGCGGACGCCGTAGCAATGACAGTAATAGGGTCCATGTCCGCTCCAATGCAGCTTGGAGACACCCTACCATATAACTATGAAGAAAATAAAGCCTACGTCAGAACACGCCGCGGAACTTATTCGCCCGCGGAGATGAGCTAAAGCGGGACTCCACAGCCCCGCCTTTTGCCATTTTCTTGGGCTTTTTCTTGGACTTACCGGCCGTACTTAAAGCAATAGCAACCGCCTGCTTCTGCGGATAGCCCTCGTCCCGCAGCTTGCTGATATTGCTGCTGACCGTCTTCTGAGACTTGCCCTTCTTCAAAGGCATGTCAGCACCCCATGTGCATTGTGCCCTTGATCGCGGCCCCCGTGCCGCGCGTCTTGACCTTGCGCATCTTGTCACCAGCCATAGGCGCGGCCTTCATCTTGCCGACCATCTGGGGTTTTGGAGGGTTCTTCGGCGCTGCGCCGTCGACCATTACCTTGCGATTCTTCATTGTCCTTGTCCTCTCATCTTCAACAGCTCACGCTGCATTGCCGAGTCGATACGTTCGCGCGTCATGCGCTCCTGAGATGCCAAACGCTGCTGGAACTGCGTCGCACGCATCTGCTGGCCAGACTGGTCGAGCTGGATCTTCGCCATGTCGACCTGATTGTCCGCCTGCGCCTCCTGAGCCTTGAGCTGAAGCTCCTGCTCCTTGAGTTGCACCAGAGGATCCGGGGCCCCCGCGCCAGAAAGCTGACCAGACAGCTCCTTGAGCTGCTGCATCCCCTGCGCCACAAGCTGAGCCGTGATCTTTTCGATCTCCAGCATCTCCTGCTCGTTCGCGGGCTGCATCCCAGCCTGCTGACGGCTCTGCAAATACTGAACAGCCGCCTGCTCCTGCGCCGCAATCCGGACGTGCTCCAGAATGTGCTTCTGAAGCGCCATCGCAACCGGAGGCATCGCCCCGATCATCGGAGTCCCGCCAAAAATCATGTGCGCCATGATGTGCGCCTGATGGTCCTGACCCTCAAACGCCTTCAACGGCAGCATGTCCAGCGCGTTGATATTCTCCTGCGCAGGGTCCAAGGGCCGCGGTTCGTCGGCGGGCATCGCCTTCATAATCCGATCGACATCCGTGACACCCAAAGCCTCATACATGTCACGGAAAACCTCGTGCATGTTGTGCAAATCAGGCGCCTGCGCCGCCAACTGGAGCTTCGTCTGGGCCAAAACAATCCGCTGCGCTTGGCTGAAGACGTTCGGGTTGCTGACAGGAATGACGTCCACACGGTCATCAAAGTCCGTTGCCATCACCGTCTCATCACCACCGGCAACCGTATACGGATACTCCTGCGGCAGCGTCTCCGACATCAAACGCGCCAGAATCTTGAACTCCTGACGCATCGCATAGTGCAAGCGCTTGTGGACAGCGCTCATCACGCGCGTCCCCTGCTCCAGCATCGCGATCGTCGTCCCAACCGGCGCCTGCTGATTGCCGTCGCCAACCTTCAAGTCCGTGATCGTCGCGTACCGCTGACCAGCCTGAACCACAAAGCCCAGCAAATTAAACAACGTCGCGTCCGGACCCTTGAACGGCAACGGCATCAACGCATCGCGGATCGCGCCCCCCGGAGCGTCCACATCGCGGAACTCGCCGGGCTGCAACGGATCATCGCTCTCCGAGATCCGTAGGCCGCGGGCCTTGAAACCTGCCGGGAGGTTCGACAGCGTGCCTGCATCAATGAGCTGTCGAAGCGCCGCCGTCGCGGTACGGGATAGGCCCCCAATGGTGTGAATCAGACCCAAGCCATAGAACCCGAAACCCGGCAGGAACTTGTAGTGCGTGAAATACGCAATTTTGCGCTTTTTCTCGTCATCCTCGCGATAATTGCGACGGATCGACAAAATCTGGCCATTATCGAGCGAAAGCGTCACGATATACGGGATCTTGATCCCCGTCGGCTCGCCGTCCTCGTCAACGTCCTCATACCCATCAAGGTCCAGATCGACGTGGCACTCAAGAAGCGTGCAGTTGTAGTCAATGTTCGACGGAGCCTCGCCGCCGATCTTGTCCGTCATCTCCGTGATCTCGGACAGCTCTTTCTGCGCCGGAACCACCTCAACGTCGCGGTAGAACCCCGAAACCTGCATCTTACGCAGATCGTTCAACGACATCGTCACGACCTGCGTGATGTTCGGACACGTGTCCAAATCCGACGTGTCGTAAGGAACAATCAGGTTCTCGGCCGGAACAAACCGGCTCACGATCCGCCCCATCGCCTCGTCATAGTACGTCTTCTTGAACGTCGAACCCGCCAGAGGCAGCACAAACAGCATCTGGTCCATGTCCGGCGTGTATTCTTCCATCACGTTCGTGATGTAGTAATTCATAAACGTCTTGACCCGACGCGCCTGCTCCTGCTTCTGACGCGATTCCTTGCCCATAATCGCCGTCTTCACGGGCCCCGAAGGAGGCAAAAGCTCGTTGAACGCCTGTGCTTGAAACTGCGTCGCAGCCTCGGCCAGCAAAGGATGTGTCACGCCCGACGCACCGCGGAACGGCTGCGTCCGCTCGTCATACGTAAACCCAAGAAGCTCCAAACCCTTCGAATACGTGTCAGACCATTCCTGACGCGACTCGCTGTTCGAATCATACTCCGCCAAAAGCTCGCCAGAAATCCGACCAAGCTCCCGGTCCGGCATCTCCTCCGCCAAATTGGCAAAGAAGTCCTCGTTCTCACCGCGCTGGTCGCTGGGCTCAAAATCAATCTCAACCCCGCCATCCTCCGTCGGCGTGATCTCAATCTCACCAACACCCTGAGCGTCCAGCATCATCTGAACACGGCCGTCGTCCATCGAACCCGGAAGCTCGATCTCCATCTCGGCCGCCAAATCCTCCTCGTCCAACTGAGAAGGAACGTTGCGATCCATCAATCCGCCATTGCTTGCCATGGCCTCTCCTAATACTGCGTGGAAAAGTAGCCGCGCTCATCTCGCGGGAAGTATACGTCAGGACCGCCCTCAGGGCTACGCCAATTATATTCCCACCCCGGACTCACCCCGCGACCACCACGTTCCTGCGGCGTCCGAGCCAAAATCCGATCCAACTGCCGAAAAATCGCGTCGTCAACCATCCGCGTCAATTCCTGCGCCGACGCCTGAATCCCAGCCTGCCGAAACAAGTCCAAACCAACCGCATTGTTCCGGTCGTCCATCGCCTTGTCCTGACGACCCTGATGGAAACCAAAAATCCCCTCGTTCACAGAACCCATAAACCGGGCCCCAGACTCCCCATACCCCTTCGCAGCCAAAGCCGTCCCAAGCATGTGTGCCCGAACATCCTCCAACTCCTGCGGCGTCGGCAAATCCATCCGATCCGAGGGCCGCGAATGACGCTGCGCTCCCGCTATATCAATAACCTCGCGGTTGCCCTCAGGGTCATACTCACCGGGATAACCATAATCCAACATCAACCGCTCCGCAAAATTCGCGGACCCCGGTTCGTAAAACTGGTCCCGAGCCTCAAAATCTTGACGACCCGATGCACGGATCATGTCCTGCTGGCGCCTATTAATCGGAACAGGAAAAGGGGGAGGATCCGATAGCCCAAGCTTGTCTGCAAACAAACCGCCAATTCCAGACTGCTCGTATTCTGGTTCCATGCCCGGGGCCCCTGCGCCTTAATAGTACACACGCACCTTAACAGACTCAGTCCGATCTTCCCAGTCGTCAGTTGGCAACTGCACAAAATTACCTTGACGATACCGCATAAGCGCCTGCGTCATACTGTCGACCAAGTCGTCATACTCCCCGTTCGGAAACGCCGCAACCTCCTCAATCAACTCATCCGCCCAAGACTCGTCGGGGGCCCAAACCATCCCAGCCTCAAACAACGGACTCACCGAGTGAACACGCGTCACCTTGTCGTTCCCACGACTCGGCGTAAAATTCACAACAGGTATCCCCATGTTCCGCAACTCGTGCGTCAATGGCATACCGCTCGCCTTCGCCTCAACAATCACCGTGTCAGGCTCCCAAAACTTGTACTGCTCCAAAGCCAAAGCCTTCAGCTCAGGAAAATCCCACCGACCCTTCTGCGAATCCAACAAAATCAAATTCGGCTGGCTGCCGCCCTCGTTCGGATAAAATACCCCCCACGTCGTGATCGCAGAATAATCCGCCGTCTCTCGCTTCGAAAACGCCGTGTCATAGCTCTGAATCACATACTGCAACTGCGGAACCTTCTCACGCTCC